CAAACGTGATATCGGAATTGCCAGACTTCTTAACCATTGGTATATCTACGTAGTTCATAGTAATAATAAAGCCTGACCACACCACTACGCCAAGTCTAACAAAAGTACCTAAGATTTCTATCTGATGTTCCTTATCTTCAGCAACATCTTTTAGCTTACCTATTAGTCCTTTCTTTTTTTCTTCTGGTGGTTTTCCTTCCATTTGTTAATTTTACCTTGAATGAATTTTTGTAGTTTCTTCTTTATTTGATCGAAGAACGGTGTAGCTAGGGTGGTGGTTGCTACTGCTGCCACAGCTGCATAAGTTGCAGTTGCTACGACTTCAGCCGTTGGCAGAGGTAACTGTATATCTAATACAGGTATATCTAATTTAGGTGGAGGTTTAGTTTCAGTTTCCGTCTTTATTTCTTCCGTACCCTCTGGACGTTCAAGATCGCTAGGTGGAACGATTATCATTTTATATGATGGAACGTCAGCTGTGGGTAGAGGGATAGATATTGTTTCTATTGTTGGTGCATTCGGAATGTTTATGGTGGGAAGTTCCACTATGCAGCCTCAAGTGCTGCTACCTTAGTTTCTAGTACTTCTATCTTTGCTATTGCTTCTTGTAATGCAGCAGTTAACAAAGGCACAAGTTTACTTTGATCTATTCCTTGATATACAGGGTTCTTATCAGAATCAACTTCATCTTTAGTACCGCTTATAGCTTCTGGTACTGCTGATGTTACTTCGTGTGCAAAGAATCCATCTACTTTAGGCTGTCCTTTTTCTTCCTTCCAGTTAAAACGATAAGGTTTTAGTGTTTTAAGCCTTGTAATACCATCTGATATAGCTTCAACGTTCTCTTTTAAACGATAGTCAGATGAAGTCTCATAGCCAACTGTACTTTGCCCAATATCAATTCTACCAGCCTGAGTACCACCACTATTTAAAAATCTAATAGCAATACCATTTGATCCAGAATAAGCATATCCATGTTTAATAGTTAAGGCATAGTTATTTCCATTACCAGCACAATCAAAATAAACAAGATTTTGATTACTACCAGTTACCGCAAATTTCAAATCAGAATATTGTTTACTGGTTTGATTAACTAATAATGCTCCATCAGCTAAAATACGCATAGCTTCTGTATTATTAGTAGCAAATCGTAAGTCAGTATTTTCTCTGTTATAAATAAAAGGTGATTCATTGTCAGCTACTCCAATAGCAAATCCATCCCCCGATGTTGCACCTGTATCTCCATTAGAAAATTGAATTATTGGACTACCAGAAGCACCAGCTTCGTGTAAATGCAAAGTACTTATTGGACTTGTTGTACCTATACCTAATTTAGTACCATCAAAACTAAGATTAGCTTCACCTTCTAAAGTATTAGCAGTATCAGAGCCAGTAATAACTCTGTTATCTGCGTTGTTGTTTATGGTGGTTGATACCTTTGCGGTGTTAGCCGTTCTTTCTGTATTTATAGCGTTAGCTAACTTATCTGTCGTAACAGCATCATCAGCTATAGCTCCTGTTTTTAATTGTGTTAGTGCCATTTATTTAGCCTCCAAAGCTGCTACTTTTGCGGATAGTTCGTTTATTGCGTTAACAAGTACGGGAACTAATCGTTCATATTTAAGACCATATGCTGTATCGTCGCAGTTTAAATTAACGACTAACATATCATCTTTATTAGTAGGATTACCTTCAATAGCTAGTACATCTTGAGCTAAGAATCCGATGTGTTTCTTGTTTTTCTTCTTACTACCATCAGGAGTACCAAAAGGTTCTTCTTCAGTACCATACCAAGTACGTTTATCCCAACGATAAGTTACTGGTTTTAACTGTTTAACCCAGTCTAAACCATGTGTAAAGTCAGTTATATCTGTTTTATCTCTCTTATCAGAAGACGATATAGATGTATCGGCACAATATAAATCAGTATGATTATTATTACCTAAACAAATAACATTATTTTCTGTATCTATTCTTCCACTAGGAGAGGCATCTCTACCAGATTGATTTCCTAATCCAATATTATTTGCACCAGAGTTCATTTCTCTTAATGCTTGTTTACCAATACCTGTATTGTTTTCACCACTTCTTAAATCTTCTCCAGCTCCATTACCTACAAATACATTGCCGTCACCTGTTGCAGGGTCAGCTTGACTAGCTCCTCTACCGGCTTCCAGTCCTATGCATACGTTATAATCACCAGTTGTTCTGTAGTGCATTGCAAGACCACCTATAGCGGTGTTATGCTGACCGGTTACATAAAATGCAGCAGCTTTTCCTACTGCTGTGTTGTATTCAGAAGTTGTACATTTATTAAGAGCTGATTTACCAATAGCAACACTATTAGAACCTGTAGTAAGCTCTTTAGCTGCTTCTCTACCAACAGCTACGCAATCATTCGCAGTAGTAAGATCTTGATGAGCAGAGCTACCAACCGCTACGTTTTCGGCTCCAGTTGTACAAGTAGTTAAAGACGAAGCACCTACAGCAGTATTATGATTAGCAGTAGTATTAGCTACTAAAGCTGATTTACCAACAGCTACATTATCTGCTCCAGTTGTGTTCGCCATTAAAGCAGCATAACCAACTGCCGTGCTATTAGATGCTGTTGTATTAGCTTTTAACGCATAATATCCTACACCAGTATTATTAGCTCCAGTAGTATTCGCATATAAAGAATAACTACCAGAAGCAGTATTATATGATCCAGTTGTGTTTGCCATTAAAGCATTTCTTCCAACAGCAGCATTATCAGCACCTGTTGTATTGGCTTGTAAACTATAATTTCCTAAAGCTGTATTGTTAACTCCTGTGGAATTATTCTTAGCAGCTTCAGCACCTATCGCACATATCTGTACTGTAGATAATCTTCCAGCTTTATGACCAAAAGCAGTTCCACCTCCAGCAGTAGTAATAGTCATTAATGCTTCAAATCCGAATGCGTTTTGACTATTTGCTGTTGTGTTTGCCGATAAAGCTGATCTACCAACAGCATAGTTTTGTGATCCGGTCGTATTAGCATCTAAAGCATAAGCACCGACTGCTACGTTGTTTTCTCCAGTTGTGTTTGCTCCTAATGTGTAATATCCTACAGCCGTATTATTACTTCCAGTAGTATTTACTTGTAAAGCCGTAGAACCAATACCTGTATTCTCACTTCCAGTTGTATTTGCTTCTAATGCTTTAAAACCAAACCCAGCATTATTGGCAGCAGATGTATTTGCTCCTAAAGCATCTTTACCTACTGCTGTATTTTGATTTGCAGTATTAGCATCTAAAGCATAAGCTCCTACGGCTACGTTTGAATGTCCAGTTACGTTTGATACTAATGCACTTTTACCAACAGCAGTATTAGCGGTTGCCGTAGTATTAGAAGATAAGGCAGCATAACCTATAGCAGTATTTTCTGCTCCAGTTGTATTGGCATCTAAAGAAACACCACCGACTGCTACGTTTTCTGCTCCAGTTGTGTTTACTCTTAAAGCGTGTTTTCCAACAGCAGTATTGTCAGATGCGGTAGTAGTCTGACCTAAAGCTTCAACTCCAACTCCAACATTATTTGTACCCGAAGTTAAAGTTGTTAATGCTGAATGTCCAATAGCAACATTATCTCCACCACTAACAGAAGCATCTAAAGCACTCTCTCCAAGAACAGTATTACCAGCAACAGAATTTGTTCCTTTACCAACTGTTAAAGAATTAATTGTAAAGTCTTCATTATTAGATATCTTTGCAGCTGTGACTGCATCATCTGCAATCTTAGCTGTAGTTACGTTAGCATCTGCAATCTTAGCTGTAGTTACTGCACCACTTGCAATCTTAGCTGCACTAACTGTACCGTCTCCCGGTGTAGGAATACTTATAGCAGAACCACTCTGAACTATAAATACAGAGTCTCCACTAGCTAAGTTAGCACCAAAGATAATAGTATTAGCATCAACTAAAGCAAACCCTTCTGCCGGAGCAGATGTGCCTGTATTAGCTTTCTGTACAACACCATTAATACTTACAAGTAATTGAGCTGCACTTGATACACTAGCAGCAGAACCTGAATTACTAGATTCTCTGAGGTCGTATGTAGCAATACTACCATCTAAAGTAGGTGCTCCAGTTCCACCAGCTGGGCATAAGAATAAGTACTTAAAGTCTCCAGTAGATGTCACTTCACCCCAAGATGATCCATCATAGACTTTCATCTTAGAAGCACTCGTATCAAATACTAAATCTCCAGTATCATTATTAGATCCGGGTTCTCCAGCATTTACACGATAACGAGCATTAAAATCATTAATATCATCAGAAAGTTGTTTAACATCAGTCTCAGCTGCTAATAGTTTATGATAATTA